CGCAATCTTCCCGATTGGCTGAAGATTGCAACAATCGATGTAGATAATCGTAATTCATTTGAATTATCCAACGGCTCCTCCATCAAGGCAGCATCAACGTCCGGAGATGCCGGACGTTCAGAGGCTCTCTCTTTGTTGGTATTAGACGAGGCGGCCCACATTGAAAATCTTGGGGAATTGTGGACAGGCCTTTATCCCACATTGTCTACGGGTGGCCGGTGTATTGCACTCTCCACTCCCAATGGTGTTGGCAACTGGTTTCATAAGACGTGTGTTGATGCCGAAGCCGGCGCAAACAACTTTAACATGACAACCCTTCCCTGGGATGTCCACCCAGATCGTGATGAGGTATGGTATACTAAAGAAACAAAAAATATGTCCAAACGTCAAATTGCGCAAGAACTTCAATGTAACTTTAACACATCTGGTGAAACAGTGATAGACCCCGAGTGCATGGAGTGGCTATTATTAAACGTTAAAGAACCTAAGCACCGTAGTGGGTTTGATCGCAATTTTTGGATCTGGGAAGAGTTTGATCCGACATGCAATTATTTAATGGTAGCAGACGTAGCCCGCGGTGATGGGGAAGACTACTCTACCTTTCATATTATTAAACTGGAAACTCTAGAAATCGTTGGGGAATACCAAGGGAAACCCACTCTGGATATGTATGCCGGCATGTTAAATCAAATAGGGCGTGAGTTTGGTAACTGCATGCTAGTAGTGGAAAATAATAATATAGGATACTCAGTTTTAAACAAATTAATTGAATATGATTACCCCAATGTTTATCACTCTATCAAGTCCACCCATGAATATATCGAACAATATCAGGCCGAATATAGAACAAGCGCAGTTCCCGGTTTTACCACATCGATGAAAACGCGCCCTCTTATCATTGCAAAATTAGAAGAGTTTATAAGAAATAAACTAATTAAGGTATACTCTTCGCGCACAATTAATGAAATGAAAACGTTTATTTGGAAAAATGGAAAGCCTCAAGCCATGAAAGGATATAATGATGATTTGATCATGGCACTTGCAATTGCATGTTGGGTTAGAGATACGGCCTTACAAAGCAATGCGCGAGAATTAAACTATCAAAAAGCATTTGCGGACGCGATTATTACAAGCCACACCACCATGAATACGAAAATTAAAGGTCAACATGGCTACAAAAAAGAGAATATTTTTGATAAAATGAGTGAAGCTAAACAACAATATGAACAATTTAAATGGATTATTAAGTGAGACTATAAATGCCACCAAACAATAGAAACAACAGCGCCAGAAATCCGGTCAGCCGCGAGACCGACTTATTTAAGCGGCTAACCAGACTATTCTCAGGGCCGATTATTAATTATCGTTCCCAATCAGGGCGACGCATCCGTCGCCAACACCTTGACAAATTTTCGAGCCGCTTTAAATCTGCCTCTGGGCAACAGTTTAAAAAGACTCTTTATAATCCTCTTGATGTAATTTCCACGAATGCAATTGCAAATCAACGTCGCTCCGAACGATATGTTGATTTTGATCAAATGGAGTATATGCCCGAGATTGCTTCTACAATGGATATATATGCCGATGAAATGACGACATATTCTGAGTTGCGCCCAATGCTTAATGTTAAGTGTTCCAACGAATAGATTAGGGCAGTACTTCAAACTCTATATGAAAACATTTTAAACCTTCAATATAACTTATTTGGATGGAGTCGCACCATGTGCAAGTACGGAGACTTCTTTCTATATTTAGATATTGATGATAAGTTTGGGGTCAAATCGGTTATAGCTTTACCATCGCAGGAGATTGAGCGCTTAGAAGGGATGGATTCCACCAACCCCAACTATATTCAGTACCAGTGGAACTCGGGTGGTATGACTTTTGAAAATTGGCAAGTCTGCCATTTTCGAATTTTGGGTAACGATAAATACGTACCTTATGGCACATCTATTTTAGAACCAGCGCGCCGGATTTGGCGACAGCTAGTACTAATGGAAGACGCTATGATGGCCTATCGTGTTGTGCGCTCCTCTGAGCGCCGAGTATTCAAAATCGATGTAGGGTCGATCCCCCCACAAGACGTAGAACAATACATGCAAAAGATTGTAACACAGCTTAAACGACACTCTGTGGTTGATCCCTCGTCGGGTCGTGTTGACTTGCGCTATAACCCGATGAGCGTAGAAGAAGACTACTTCGTGCCAGTTCGTGCTGGGTCTGCTACCGAGATCAGCACCTTGGCTGGTGCGCAAAACATCACCGCTATTGACGATATTAGATATCTTCGAGACAAACTATTTTCCGCGTTAAAGATTCCCCAGGCATATCTTGCAATGGGTGAAGGAGCTAGCGAAGATAAAACCACGCTCGCACAGAAAGACATCCGATTTGCGCGCACCGTACAACGTCTCCAGCGTGTAATTGTGTCAGAGTTAGAAAAAATTGGAATCATTCATCTTTATACTCTAGGATTTAGAGGAGACGATCTGCTCGCATTTTCGCTGTCCCTAAATAACCCCTCCAAGATCGCGGAGCTTCAAGAGCTTGAGCACTGGAAGAGTAAATTCGATACAGCAGCTTCCGCCACCGAAGGATATTTTTCACGGCGCTGGGTTGCCGAGAAGCTATTCAACATGTCGCACGAAGAGTTCTTACGCAACCAACGAGAAATGTACTATGACCGCAAACACGATGCAGAACTACAAGCTGTTGCCGAAGCTGCAGCAGCCGAAGGTGCTGGAGGCGGTATGGACTTAGGCGGAGGTGGAATGGACCTCGGCGGTGCCGAAATGGATATGGGAGGCGAAGAGGCCGGTGGGGCAGCAGAGATGCCAGCCGGAGAGGCTGGCGGCGACGACGAGTCAGGGCTGCTGGCGGTACCCCCGGGCAGCCGCAACACCCCTAAAGCTACCCCCGGCGCACAAGCAAAGCGCAAGGAGCGTATTCACAAGGGCCCGCACGGATCTAAGACCTACAAGCCCACGCGAGATTCCCGACCCCAAGGCGCCCGTACGCGTTCTACACGATCTCAATATGCATCGGAAGAAGGAAGTTCTACAATGCGCAAAATCATGCCTGGTTATGCCGATGGCCTTAAATCGCTTGGCCAAGGGTTTGTTCCGACCTCCGAAGGCATTTACGAAGAAGAGCAGTCTATTTATACTCTGAGAGAACAAAAAGAAGAAGATAAGTTATTCCAGATGAATGAAAATATACGCAGCTTGCTGCAACAACTAGAAGAAAATGGAAAGGACACAACGGAAAACCCCGATGAAAATTAAGCACAATAAAAAACGCAACACAGCCTTTGTATATGAGGCACTTGTTCGCGAAGCAACAGTGGCGGTTCTCAGGGGAGACAGTAAGCGTCAAACAACGGCGTTGAATTTGATTGAACGACATTTCGCACCCAGCACACCCTTAAAAAAGGATTTAGAGTGTTACCAGTCGTTGATGAAAGACCATGGATTAACGTCAGATATCTCTCAGCGAATTTTGAAGGAAACACACGATCAACGCCGCATGTTAAGTTCCGACGATCTTTTCAAGAGCCAATCCAAATTGATCAAGGACATCAATACTGAATTATCACCTAATGTTTTTACAAATTTTGTTCCCAACTATAAGCATTTAGCCACCATTGCGCAGATGTTTTCATCCAAGAATTCCCCGCGCTCTCAAGTTATGCTTGAAAATAAAGTATTGGAATATATGACCGATGACGCCCCCGAGATTCCCAAAGGGATGCCGGTGGATAAGGTACTCTATCGTACGTTTGTGGAAAAATTCAACACCAAATATGCGCAAGAGCTTTTGCCGGAACAAAAAGAATTATTAACTTATTATATTTCGTCTTTTTCAGATAATGCGGTTGAGTTAAAGATGTTTCTAAATGAAGAACTTCATCGCCTTAAGTCTACGTTGCAGAAAGCATCAACAACACAAGAGATAAATAGCGATAATGAGATGACACAAAAAACCCAACAGATTATTGAAAAGCTTGATGCTTATGCAAACGACGATGTGAACGAAGGACTGTTATTGACTGTTCTTAAAACCCAAAAACTTGTAAAGGAAATCTCTCAAGATGCCAATAACAGTTAAAGTAGGAGATGCCGCTCGCATTCCGTCGGTTAAACTTGAATTAGACATTCGGCGGTCGATGAACGGAGATTTGTTGATATTTGATCATGGAGACATTGATATTATTTTATCACCAGCTAAAAGTAAGGTTGTAGCATTTCCTAAAGAGACCATGTCTGATTTAGTATATGGCGCTCAAAATAGGCTCTTTTCCTTTTTGACCAAAAAAGGTCTTATCATCCCTGAGTCAGTTCAGGCCGCGGCCTTTTATGGAGGTATGGAAGCTAAAATGGAAGCTCCTTATTCTCCCCAACTTAGCACACCCAAGATGACTTTAATTAATATTTCTCGATTTATCGACGAAGAAAGGCCCTACTTCGAAGCAACAGAAGCAATCATCTCACTCTCGGACGATGAGCTACTTCATCCCGACAAGGAAGACGCTACCGAATTGGGCGAAGTACCACAACGCGTTGCGCAAGGATCGATTCAGAAGGGATTCATCAAAGATCCATACTCGTTGAATTATTTATACACTTTAGAATAGGCGGCATAGTGAATTTACTATACTTTGTATTAATTGCTTATGGGCTCACTCAGATCCTTGTATACGGCAAGCTGTTTAAAGGGGTACGACCCACAAAAGGAAAGCTAGGAGAGTTGTGGCGTTGTCCAATGTGCATGGGATTTCATGTAGGTTGGTTTTTAATGCTACTTTCTCCGTACACC